TTACTGGACTTTTTAGTGAAACTATAGGAGCGACACAAGCACCTCATAGTGCAAGTGATTTAATAAGAGATATTGGAGCAGAGTACAGAAATGAAGGGATAAAAAGCCCTACTGCAGAAGAAGGCGAACCCGGTTGGCAAGAAGGAAATTATTCTGTTGGCGAAATAAGAATGATTAAAGAAGACCCGAGATACGTTGAATATACAAACAAAGTAGACATAAAACGCCAAGGACTTAGCGGAGCATTTGATGGTCATAAAGAAAGCTTAATTAAAATAGAAGAAAACTCTCAAATAATAGACATTATGAGTTCAGGTAATCCTCCGGATATGGAAAGACTTGAAGAGCTAATTAGAACGTTTAAAATGAAACGTCAAGTCGAAACTGAAAGTTTTCAAGATAAAAATGCAGATGATTTAGAAAAAATAGACGACAACAGAGACCCTCACAAATGGGATAGTTTTGCTCAAGCTTATTATGAAGTTGAATTTCCTGAAGAAGACGCATTCACAGGTTATCAGGATTGGGATACATTTGAAGAAAACAAACAGAAGATTATTGCAGAAGCTTTTCAATATGGAGGGCAAGAAGTCGTCGACTACATTTTAGACCCTTCCTCTTCAAACAATTTTAATTATAGAAGCACTCAATTTGAAAACCCTCACGTTAAAAAAATTATGGACGAATATGAAGCAGATCAAAAAATAATAAAACCTTGGTATAAATTTCCAGATGAATTATCTCGTGATCCCGTTGCAAATCAAAGTACAATCAAATTTACTTCAAGTAAATTTATTGAAGTAGAACGCGGTCGGAAAACAATAAAAATAGAAAATCCATATTATGTTTCAGAAGAAGGAGTTAGTTTGGAAAAAGTATGGCAGGATTACTTAAAAATGCCGCCTGAAACTCAAAATAGTTACAGGCAAGTTGCTCTTGATTATGCTGAGGGCGGGCAAAAAAGAAAAGATTTAACTGAAAAAGACTTGAAAGATTTGCCGGGCGCAAAAATAATAATTGAATTTGAAAAAAATCTTAAAAATGAAGATGGACCAAGAATTGCGTTAAGAAAAAATGATTTCTTATTAGATGCAACATTATATAAATGGAAAGGTAGCGGTCCATACCACCCAGAAACTATGAGAATAGTAGCAGAGCTAGAAGAAGAACACAGAAAAGCTACTGGTAAATCAGATTTTAAAAGGTGGAACATAAGACCAAAAATAGAAAAAGCGGCAGCTCTTGTCCCTTAGTCTTAGTCACGGATTTCCTATAATTTTGTACAAATTAAAAAAATTGCTAAAATCTTTGTGAAGGTGTTAAAAAAAACGAACACACAAAGAGGTTAGTTTATATGACATTACAAAACAATACAGCGGGCTTTTCTAATGACGAGACAACCCCGCCAGTAAAAGCAGAAGTAGAAGGAACTGGAACTCTTGAGCAACAGGCTCCCGTAGCTGATGGACTTGCAACCACATCTCCGGAAGACTTAAATGCACAACAGCCCACTATGGAAACTCTGCAAGCGCAACTGAAGAAACTTGAGAATGACAACAAATCTCTTCAGGGACGTCTACAAAGTCAGCAGAAAGGCAACCCTCAAATCGACGAATTGTCTGACAACATGTCTGTGCTAGTAGACACAGTCCAAGCTTTAATACGCCACCAAGGCACGCAGGACCAAGAAGCATATATGGAAGACTTACAAAAGGTTGAAGCAAACGCTGCAACCCGGAAAGCTACCAATAACTTCACAAGAACTGCGGAAGACATGATTGCTGAAATAGCTGATGCTGTTGAGGAAAGTGGAATGGATTTACAGACCGCACCTGAACTAGCAGCTTTTCGGGAATTATGGAGTCCTGCATATGAAAAGCAGGATTTAGGTGGCATCTATCAGGCTCATGCTGAATTCAATAGAACCATGAGAAGGATAGAAAGAGACCGTAGGTTAACTGAAAAAGATCAGCTAACTAAAGCCGCCGATGATCGGGTTAGAAGTTTTGCAGAGGAAAACGGGCTAAATGCTTTGGATTTAGATTCAACGTCATCAGCTCCGTCAACCGCAAGCGCAAACAATCTACTAACCAGAATGGGCGACTCTAACACTACGGTTTCCAGAGAAGAAATAGCACAAGCGGCTGAAGTGCTTAGAAAGCAGGGAATCCGCATATAAATTAAATTAGGAGTTTAATTATGGCATCAGGGAATACAACCACAGATGCTCTCGCTGATTCGATTCCTACAATGATAGCTTCTGCTCGAATTGTAAGAGAATTTGCGGGCGTAATGCCTAACCTAGTAGATAGGCAAAGACTTGACGAAAATACCGGTACTGTCTGGAACGAAGTTTCAATGGCGAAACTTAGCGCACAGGCTGTATCAGAAAACACAGAACTAGATAACCCACAGCAAATGGAAGACACTTTGTTCTCCATTACACCTACAGTTGTCGGAGTTCACACAGTTATAACAGACCGTGTTGCTATGAGAATAAGCTCCAATGCTTACGCTCAGACAGGGTCATTGGCACAAAACGCTATTGAGCGAAAGAAAGACCAGGATGGAATTACCGCAATAGACGGCGCTACTACACAGCTTGGAGCTGCAGGAAACGCCCTTGATTCCGGTGAGTTAGCCGCTGCTGCATATCGAATTACATCGAATACAACAGAGCCTGCTCCTGCCAATGTTCCAATACACGCAGTTCACCATGGATTCTGCTTAAAAGACATTGATGACGAATTAATAGCATCAGGTCTAGACGCAAGTACAAGTGGTGCGCCATTAACAGATGGAATATCTGTTGAAGCCTACCAGAACCGCTACAGAGGAACTATCGCAGGCGCAAGACTCTACGAAGATGGAAACATATCCATTGACGGTGATGATGACGCTAAGGGCGGAGTTTTCTCACAAGCAGCTCTAGTACTTGTAGAAGGTCGATCCCCATACATCGAGACCAAGCGTATGCCTGAACTCGGTGGCGGTGCTACAGCAATGTATCACTACGATGAATTCGCAT